AAATTGGGGATCAGCTTGGGGAAATGGTTTGTTTAACGGCGCTGCTGCCTCTCTTGGTTTAGGCAACGACGGAAGAGCTAACGAGGCCTTAGATCCTAGTAGATTTAATCAAGGTACGACTTTTGACATACAAGTATATCAGAAGGTGCCCGTAAAATCTCCAACAAATAATGGAGCATTAGATCAAGCTGCCGGTGCCGTACAAGGTATTGCAGACTTTTTAGGTGGAGAGCAGGCTGGCGGTTTCACGGCATCCAACACAGAAATAGTTGGTGTTGCAAACATTAGAAACTGCAGGATAACGCAGGCTGACTTTCAGCTAACTAAAAAAGGCGTTGCGGTTCAGAAATTTAACTTTGTTGCTCTTTATGTAGATGAAGACAGTTTTGTAGCTGATTTTAGCGGTCAAGGCCAGCACTTTCAAGGATAATTAGATGCCATCTGGTTTTAATAATAGACCTAATTTATCAAATAGACTTGGCGATAATTTAACCAGCCAAGCTGCTGGTATTTTTTCAACCAGGCCTAGTGCAAGATATGCTTCAGGTGCTAGAGCTGTACTTAAAATTAATAATAAGTTGTGCGGCTTTGCATTTGGCATCTCTTGGAGAATTAGCACCGCAACAACCGATATTACAACTATTGACGACTACTTTCCTCATGAAATTGCTCCCCAGAGAGTAACAGTCGAAGGAAGTATTTCTGCGCTACATATTCCTGGACAAAGCGCATCTACAGAGTTATGGCAGCCAGATGCTCTTAACTTTCTATTTCAGCAATATATTTCTATTGAAGTTAGAGACTCTGCAACCGATCAGCTACTGTTCTACACAAATAAGGCAATGATTACAAGTAGACAAGAAGATATTAGAGTTGACTCTTTAGCTAGCGTTCAGCTTTCTTGGAGAGCCATTGGATTTCAAGATGAGCGTAAACCTGAGTTGGCTGAGGGTGTTGTCACTAACACTCAAGAAAATAAAAATCCTCCAAGTCGACGCACGACATCAGAAGCATTTGAGCAAGTTAATAGGATACGCGGAAGGCCTCCTTTTGGTTCTGGTAGCAATACTGCTTAATGTTATTCGGGTATAATTCCTATATCTATAGGAGTATAAGATGAATCTACCCAGTAAAGAAAAAACTTTTGATTTTAATCATCAGGGTGAGCTGAAAAAGTACGAAGGAACATTTACTGTTCTTGCTCATCTTAATGTGGGCCAGAAACACGCTTTATCTCTTGAAAAGACTAGGTTACTTGGCAACTATGCAAACCCCACAGATGATCTAGCCGGATTTGCTATTATTCTTGCAAATCTTCGCGTAAAAATTATCGATGGGCCCGAATGGTGGAAGCAAAGCCAAGGTGGAATAGCTATCGAAGATGAGGACGCTCTTGTTGCTCTCTATCGAGAGGTGCAGAAGGCGGAGGTCGAATGGAAAGAAGAGCTAAGGAAGAAGACTCAACCAGCTCCTCAGGATCCGAGCCAAGCGTCGTCGAATCAATAAAAGCCTTAGCCGCCAAAAACGCTAGAGCCGAATTAGACACAGAAGAGCAGTTGCTTTTATTTTTGCAGAGCTGGTGGTCTAGAACCTACAATAGGCCGTTAAAAGATCCTTTGCTTTTATCTTATTCTTTGGAAGAACTTTTGTATGAATTTTATGATCGTGTTGAGCGTTCTAAGGCAGAACAAGAGCGTCTTGAGCAAGAAGATGTTAAGATAGAAGAGGATAAGGATAAGGCTGCATTGGATTGGGCAGAGCAAGAAGAAAAGCGCGAGCTAGAGGCTATAAAAGCTAAAGCTGCCGAAAATGCCGAATCAGCCAATCAAGATCCAACAAAAGATCCTCAAAATATGGCTTGGATGGAAGAACAAATCCAGAAAGCTAAAGAAGTTTATGGAGATTCTTTTGGTGAAGATATTGATGAAACGTTTTAGGTAAAGAGAGTGTGTTAATAAATGGCTGATCAAAACAAGTCCAATAAGAGACCTACAAATACTTCTGTTGATGCCATCGACGAATCTAGTTTTCTTACTGAATTAGAGCGTATTGGTGCGAGAGCGGGAAGAAAGACTGCCTCACGCTCTGAATTAGAACAAAGAATCAAGAGCGAAGGAAAGCTTTTAAACAAGCTCGTAGAAGAAGGCGAAAGAACACCTTTTATAAAAGAAGGACCTTTTTATGGCGAGCAAGTCTCTGGATTAAGAGAGAGCATTCGCGGGATTAGATCTAGGATGAACTCTATGGAGAGTTCTGCAATCACGAGAGCTGAAGGTGAGGCGTCAACATATATTTCTAGGCAGTTTTCTCAATCAGCGATTAGTGTTCAATCTTCATCTATGATAAAGCAACCCAGCGTGCAAAATCGTGCTTTTAGCATGTCGGGTCAGACTTATGAAGAGCTAGAAGCCAGACGTGAAGAAGTTCTTGCCAATATACGGCAAACTGAACGAGGCGCCATTAATGAAGTTAAAGGCATGTTTGGAAAAGGTGGTCAAGTAAGGCCCGAGAGTTCTGCGGCACTTGGCGCAATGATGTATGGCACTCAAGAGAGAGTTCGAGAACTTGCTACAATTAATGCAGCACAGCAGCTACAAAGAATCTCCGGCACAGATCCTACCTCAAGAATGCGAGGTATTGCTGAAAAAGGGCAAGAGGCTAATAAAATTTTAAGCGCAGAAAGTATCGCCAACGAGGTTCGTCAAGGCAGTGTTAGCATAAATCAAGGCGGACAAAGTCAGCAAATTAAAAATCAAGATATCTCTCAAGAGATAGTGAATCAAGCTAGAACTTTAGCGCAAGCTTTAAAAGAATTAAGTGACGGCGCAAATAAGACAGATGAGGAGTTAAGTAAACTTAGAGAGACCGCTCAAGAATCTGCAGAGAATATGGAGAAGCTGCAAGAAGCACAAAGCGCTGGCGGCGGACGCGGTATTCCAGGTTCTCAAATCGCTCTTGCTGCTGCTGGTGGCTTCAATGCTGTAGGCGGAGCTGCGCAACAAATCTTAGTAAATCAAAGACTTGGACAGGTGCAGAATGTTGCAGGATTTGCTAATCTCGCGAACGAGCAGTACGATATGTATCGTAAAGCCCGCGGCGGAGATGTGCTGTCGCAGATGACTTTAGCTCAATTAGGTGGCAACGAAGATTTTGCAAAAGAGATGGAACTTGGGACACAAATTTCACAAGGACTTTATGCTGCAGGATCTACCATACAAGCAGGAGCAGGAATTGCTCAAGCTGTTGAAGGTGCAGGTCAAAAAATTAATCCTCTTTCATACGGCGCTGGAACATCTACTCAGAACACGGCTTTAGCAATTCAAGGAGCACAGAACTTTGTTCAGGGAACTGCTCAGACTGCAACAATAGCGTCCGACATGCTGGCGAGAGTTTCTAGCGGTCAAGCTATACTTGCAGGCACACAAACTAGAACACAAGCGCTTCAGGCGCTCAACTATGTTGGCGCAACTCAAATGCAAGGTCTCAGAGATTACTATACTCAGTTAGATGTTGCTGCTCAAGGCGCAGGTGGGCGAGGCAGAGGATTTCTAGATCAAGCTATGTCTGCAGAGAATATGTCTGCAATGTCGGCCGCACGATTAAGTCCTGAACAGTTTGCTCAAATGTCGCAGATGGGTTTTGAACAGATGGGTTCGACATTTGATACAAAACAGATATATGCGTCTAGAAATTTAGAGCGAGCTGGCTTTGGCAGCATGCAGCAAAATATGCAGCGAATGGCAACTTTAGCTAGCGCAGGTGCAAATAATCCCCAGGAAGGCATGGAGAGTGTTCTTGCTGCAGCAATGACTAAGGGACTTGATAGCTCTAAAGCATTAAACATGATGGTTGAAAACACCGCAGCAATGGTTCAAACAAGCGCTGGTGCTGCGGTAGGAATTGACACTACTGCTGCCACTAGCTCTATGTTGGCTGCCGGCGTTAATAAAGACATGGCAAATAAAGAATTTGCTTTACAACAAGCAATGACTGCAGCACAAATTACTCGAGATATAACTACTGATACAAGTGTTAGCTATACTGGCATGTTGGCTACTGCAGGTCTGCAAAGTTCTTTAGCTAAAGGTGGAATTAATATTGGCATGGATGAGGCAATAGTTGCTCAAGAAGCCGGTGACATTGCAACTTTAAAATCCATACAAAACGACCCTAAAAAAGCTGCAGCATTTTTTCAAAATCAAGGTGTAAACATTGATGAAAAAGATGCCACAAATGCCGCCGGCATTATGCTAAAAGAAAAGCGCAAACAGTTGCTGATAAAAGGCGGCCTTCCTGAAGGTATTGGTGATTATGGCGCTTTAGCAGAAAAAGCTGCTTCTGGTCAAGTAAAAGAGAACAGCGAAGAGTTTCGCCAGTTAGGCAGGATCGCTAGAAGGCAAGGAAGAGGCGG